AATTTATTCTCTAGCGATGTATTAACTATCGAATCAAGAATTAAAAGTAAAAAACTTATTTCTGAGTCACTTAGAAAATTACCAATAACAACTACAAAAGGTATTGAGTTACCTCTAAGTACAATGGTAAGTGTTGCTAACAAAACAATTAAAACTTATATTGACGGATTAAACGAATCAGATAAACAAGAACTTATTAACTTATTATCTGAAGATGATTCATCATTAACTGAAAAATATAATACTCTAAAAGAAAGTGTTGTTGAGAAATTAAACAATATGAAAGAGTCTTCAACAGATAACTCAGTAAAGAGCAGAATTGATGAGACCTTATCTAAGGTACTTTCTGAGAAGTTTGACAAGTTATCTTATTTTAAGTTAAAAGGATTAAACGAAAATCTTTAATCTTTATCTGAATAAAACTTTTTTTGAACGTGGATTGCTTTGGAAATCTCCGCTCTTTTTATTACAGACGGTTTCTTAAATTCTTTTCTTTTTACCAATTCAGAACTTTGTCTAGTTTTGATAACTTTACTTTTATAAAGTTTCAAAGCTTTCTCAATCGTCGTGTGTTTATCTAATTTTACTATTAACATATAATAACATATATCTTCTTCTTACAAAAAAGTTTTGACTACTACAAATATTTCCCCTATTTTTATTGAAAATAAACAGGAAATTATGAAATTGAATGAAAAAGGGGAAAACCTCTAACATTACGGGATTCAAAACCGCTAAGATTATTTATGGAACAGTAGATTCCATAGAACTAAAATCACTTTACTTAAACATCCAAACTTGGGTGGAACCAATTGTCGACAGTGATAATTGGAACCGGACAGTCCTCAATATGAGCAGAGCCATAAAACACTCCATTTATAAATCATTAGATGATAAAATATTTGACACTAAATATATAGTTGATTTAGACTTACGGTCAAGTGGATTAAAATACGGGAAGAAATCATTTATGAACTTAGAAATTAATTTCTTTGTCATTCTACCGGGAATTGATTTCAAAGACAACGAAATTAAAAAATCCTTAACCAATATTACAACTAAAATTTTTAATGATAATTTTAAGAACAATGAATATTTTAATTTTTATTTAACCAAAAAAAGTAAATATACTAAAGAAACGACACAAATTGAGAATGTTTAATATTTATAAATAAAACATTTAAGATGAATTTGAAAATATTAAACCCAACAGAAGTTGGTAAAGGTATATTAGTTGAATATGATGCAGGGTATATTAACCCAACAGAAACTCGTAATGTCGAAATCCTTAAAGAATCTAAAGGGATGTTAGACCACTCAAAACCATTTGAGTTTTATGCGGTGTTACAGAAATATAATACACCAAATAGAAATGGTAGAATATATCCTGAAAAAGTATTAAGACGTGAATCTGAAAATTATAAAAAAATGATTAATAAGGGAATTGCTCTTTCTGAGTTAAATCACCCGGAATCGTCTTTAATTGATTTAGATAGAGTATCACACGCTATCACCGAAGTATGGTGGGAAGGTAATGTATTAATGGGAAAGATTAAATTACTAACATCACCGGGATTCCACGAAAGCGGAATTTGTTCTACAAAAGGTGACTTAGCAGCAAACTACCTAAGACAGGGGGTAACATTAGGTATCTCTTCAAGAGGTGTTGGTTCCCTAAAAAAAGTGGGTGAACAAAATGAAGTACAAGACGATTTTGAATTAATCTGTTTTGACTTAGTATCGTCACCTTCAACTCCGGGAGCATACCTTTTCCAAAATCCTGAGGATAGATTCAACTATGAAGAAAACCTCGAAGAAGAAAATAAAATGAAAGTTGAGAGACAAGTTGGAGATAATGGTAACAAATCTCTTGACTTAATGAAAAAATTAAACGATTATTTAGGTTATTAATCTAAATTAAAAAAAAAGTATGGACGAAAAGTATTTCATTGCAAAAATTGCCGTAGAAATCGTTGATAACGAGTCAGGTAAAATTAAAATTAAAAGAGAAGAAAAATTAGTTAGTGGTTATAACCCTACAGATGTTGAGGCAAAAGTTACTAAAATTTTTGAAAACTACACTATGGAGTGGAGAATCACAGCAATTGTTGAAAGTAAAATTGATGAAGTGATAGAATAAGATTTATATTCAATAATTAATTAAGGAGACAGAAATGTCTCCTTTTTTTGTGCTTTTATTTTTTTGGTAATATTTATGGTAATAATAAAAACCTGTTATGAAATTAGTGAAAATTAAACTTTTTTCATAATGGGAGATATTTATATATTAAAATAACGTAAACACAAATGGCAAAAGAAAAATCTTTAGTTGAAGAAGCTATCATCCAAATGAAAAATTTGGAAGAGGCGGTAGCTGAAAATGCAAAAGGAATACTTGCTTCGACAATGTCGCAAGAAATCAAAGAACTAGTAAAAGAGTCTCTTACCGAACAAGGTGAGGATGAGATTGAAACTGACATTGATGTTGAAGAACCGGAAGGTTCAGAAGATATCGCCGATATTGATATGGGTGATGATTCTGACGAAGAAGGTGATGATACAGATATGGATAACATTGATATGGGTATGGACGACGAAGACGATATGGACGACGAGGATATGGAAGATATGGACGACGAAGATATGGACGACGAAGAAGATACCATTGACCTTACTGACGTTGACGACGATGAAGAAATTCTTAGAGTTTTTCAATTGATGGGACCGGATGATAATATTGTTGTAACAAAAGACGACAAAGGAAACACCCACCTAAAAGATGAAGAAACAGGTAAAGAATATATGATTGTCGGAGAAAGCGAAGAAGAAGAAGGTGAAATGTCTGAAGAATGGAACGAAGGAGACGAAATGTATGACGAAATGGAAGAAGAAGAAGAATCTATTGAGTCAATCGTTGAAAGAATGTTCGGTTCTGATGATGAAGAATTAGATGAAGAAGATTTTGATGATATGGACGAAGAAATCGTTTATGAAATCCAAATGGACGACGAAGAATTAGAGGAAGATATGGACGAACAAGTTGAAGACCCTATTTCTGAATCTAAAAAAATGTCTATCAAACCTAAAGGAGTTGGAATGGGTAAACCAAAATTCTCTTACAATTCAAAACCAAATCAAGGAGAAGGTTTCAAAACAAAAATGAAACAAGGTGCTAAAACTATGGGTACCGGTAAAGCTAAGTTTGAATACAATGAAGGTGAAAACTCCGGAAAAGAACTTGGTAAAAACAAAATGGTTAAAAAAGTGGAAACTAAAGAAGCGTCTAGAACATTAGGAAACGGTTCTAATTTTAGAAAAGGTGGTTTACCAAAACCAAAAGCTCACTCATCAGCAAACACTGCTATCAAAGAAAGTACTACTAATAAAGAAGTACAAATTCTTAGAGAGAAAAATGAAGAGTACAGAAAAGCACTTAATATTTTCCGTAATAAATTAAATGAAGTTGCGGTATTCAATTCAAACTTGGCTTACGCTACACGTTTGTTCACTGAACACTCAACATCAAAACAAGAAAAAATTAACATTTTAAGAAGATTTGATAGTGTTGAAACTATTAAAGAATCTAAAAATTTATATCAGTCCCTTAAAAATGAATTATCTGCGGGAACTAAATCTCAACCTATGAATGAATCACTTGAGAACAAAATTGCTAAAGCACCTTCAACAGGTTCAGCGGTTAACTTAATTGAGTCTAAAACATATGAGAATCCACAGTTCTTGAGAATGAAAGATTTAATGGCAAAATTAAAATAAAAATAAATTAAAATTAATAAAAACCAAAAAAAATGGGAGCATTATTAGAATCAGGTCTAGTTGGTAACATCGGGTTAAAACACTTGAAAGTTATTAAAGAAGACACAATCAACAAATGGGATAAATTAGGATTCCTAGAAGGTCTTAAAGGACACTTAAAAGAAAACGTAGCTCAGTTATATGAGAACCAAGCGTCTTTCTTAATTAACGAGGCAACTTCAGATGGTTCATCAGGTTCATTCGAAACTGTTGTATTTCCAATCGTAAGAAGAGTTTTCTCTAAATTATTAGCTAACGATATCGTATCTGTACAAGCTATGAACTTACCAATCGGTAAATTATTTTACTTCATTCCAAAAATCCAAGGATATCAAACAGGAACTGTTCCTGGACCAGAGAATGATTTCATTGGTGGTGGTACTCACTATTCTCCAAATGGAGCACCGGGAGCTGAAGGTCAAGCAATTGATGCGGGTTACACAGGAACAAATGCTTACAAGAAAAATCTTTATGATTTATTCTACGAAGGAACTGAGGCTGAGTTAGACCCAGCAGGTTTATTTGATTATTCAAAAGGACAATGGTCATCAGTTACTGCAGCAACTACTGTAGTTATTTGGTCTGACGGTCAATTAACTCCATCAGGAGCACCAGCAGCTTACCAAGCATTAGGTAATGTTAGAAAAGTAATTGTTGGAGTTTCAGGATTTACTGCAGCAGGTGCAGGTAAATTAATCGGACCTGATGGTAATGAAATGGATAGTGAAACTTTCTTATCTGACTTAAGAATTTTCGCTCCAACAGTAAACGCATTCTCAGGAAATACTTCTTGTGGAACAGGATTTACTCATACAGCAGCGGGTGACCCAAAATCATTATTGTTTAGAGTTGTAACTCAACAATATGGTAAAGGTATCGTTCAATATGGTGCAACAGCAGGTACTACTTTCGCAACTACAGGTAATGGTGGTTCATTCTACGATGTTTGTGACGCTGAAGGTGTTATCTATTTAGAGATTGATTTATCTTGTCCGGTTTGTGCTGAGTGTGATGGTAACACATTAGATGGTTACACAGGTTCTACAATTAACGCATCTTTTGCGGCTAACACATTCAGAGCTGTATACAGAAGATATGCAAACTTAGAATTTGAAGATAAAATTGGTGAGGTTTCTTTCGACTTACAATCTGTAACAGTTTCTGTAACTGAAAGAAAATTAAGAGCACAATGGTCTCCTGAGTTAGCTCAAGACGTTGCGGCTTTCCACAACATCGATGCTGAAGCTGAATTAACAGCTTTATTATCTGAACAAGTTGCGGCTGAAATTGACCGTGAAATCTTAAGAGATTTACGTAAAGGTGCAGCGTGGAACTTACGTTGGGATTACAATGGTTGGAGAAGAGTAAACGGTTTAACAACTTCTTACACTCAAAAAGATTGGAACCAAACGTTGATTACAGCAATTAACCAATTGTCTGCTCAAATCCACAAATCTACATTAAGAGGTGGTGCTAACTGGATTGTTGTTTCTTCTGAAGTTTCAGCTATCTTTGATGACTTAGAGTACTTCCACGTATCTAATGCTTCTCCTGAACAAGACCAATATAATATGGGTATTGAAAGAGTTGGAACATTAGCAGGACGTTACCAAGTATACCGTGACCCTTACTTCCCAGCTAACCAAGTGTTAATTGGACACAAAGGAACATCGTTACTTGATACAGGATACATCTACGCTCCGTATGTACCGTTACAATTAACTCCAACAATGTACAACCCATTCAACTTTACACCGATTAAAGGTATAATGACTCGTTACGCGAAAAAGATGGTCAATAACAGATTTTACGCGAGAATTACCGTTGATGGTGTTAGAACATTCGATTTAAGAGAATTGAGATAATCAAAATCTTAAAATATTTAACAAAAAGGGACTATATGTCCCTTTTTTTTATATCTTTTAGTTAATAATAGGTTTTTTGGTATGATTGTTGTATACTTATATAATATGAGAAAATTTGTACCAACACAAGAAGAATTAGAAAACATACTTAAAATGTATAATGAAGACCTACTTGGGTCACATACTATTTCCGAAAAAACAGGAATTAGTAAATCAATAATACTAAGAATATTGAAAGAAAATGGTATTATTATGGGTCAATCAGGTAGAAGATTTATAGGTGGTAAAAAAGCGTCTGATAAAAGAAATTATTATAAACATAGAGAAAAAAAATTAGAATATCATTCTAAATGGAGAGAAGATAAAAAAGAATATTTGAAAAAATATATTAAAGAGTATAGAGAAAATAATGCGGATAAAATTCGTCAAATTAAACGTGATTATGAAAGAAATCGTAAAGCGAGAGACCCCCTCTATAAACTAATCTCCAATTTTAGAACAGCAATTTACACAGTATTAAAAGAAAGTAATGTGGATAAGTACGGACATTACTTTGATATTCTACAATATACTCCGGAGGAATTGATTATTCATTTAGAGAAACAATTTAAGGATGATATGACGTGGGATAACTATGGAATTTGGCACGTGGACCATAAGTTACCAATTACATCATTTGATATTCAGGAGATGGGTGACGAGGAATTTATGAAGTGTTGGTGTTTAGACAACCTTCAACCTATGTGGGGTGAGGAAAATATCCGTAAATCGAATAAATTATTCTAAGTTACCGGATATTTATAAATAAAATATTTTATGAAAAAATTATATTTCTTAGATGAAGATGAAAAAAATAGAGTTTTGAATCTTCACGAGAGTGCAACAAAGAAACAGTATTTGAGTGAACAAACTTTAAGTG